ACCTCCTGTATGATAGAGGTACGTCATTTCTCATAGGAGAGATGCGATCGTCAGAGTTTTACCCGTTCAACCATCCCATCCAACTCGTCTGCCGCCACCACGCCTACCTCGAATGAGTCTCTCATTTGTTGTCTCTACGATGTCCGCAGTCTCCAAACCCCAACCTTCAGGTCGAAGCGTTCGAGTTGGTGTTTTGCTGATGGCTGTAAACACTCCGCTGTCATCCACTTCCGCACGCCTCGTAGAACCCAAAAACTTGCGGTGAGTGATGATGGACTCGGCCAACATTCTGTTACCGGAGTCGACATGTTCAAGGAAATAGTGTAACGCCCAAACCACCGCGTCGGTTCTATCATCGTGTGCTGTGAATGGGAACTGCGTGATTTCCTTGATGAAAGGGTCACACCAGGGTCCCTCAACAAAGTGGACCCTACCTTGTTCGAAAAGTGGTGAGACGGCTTGAAGGCGAGTGGTCTTCGACTTCAATGGTTTGAACTCCTCAATGGGGATCTTCGCTTCTCTTCTCAACACCTGAATCAATGACTGCCCCGATGCCGCTTTTTCAATGCAGAGAACTCGGGCTTGGTAGAGACGATAGAGATGCTTGACTGCCTCGATGAGATCAGGAAACGCCCACCTTCCCGTCACAATCTCGATGATGTAAGGAGTTTGCGGATCTTCTTTGTTGATTCCACACACCGCGACCGCCGTTTCGTCCGCCATCTCCCTCTCGGAGAATGCGCAGTCGACTGCTAGCCACGTCACATCGAAATGCGGAGCTTCCTCTGCGGGGATGGTTTTGATCCATCCAGGACGAATGATCTGTCCCTCGTCAGCTGCTGGGACACCTTGATAGAGTGCAGCGAACTTAAAACTCCCCATCGCGCGCTTTTGGGAGTGGAGCATATCCACAGTGAATGCGGAGTTGGCAGGCCAATGTGATTCACCTTGCTGTCTGCCAAGGGGATCATTCGCCATGTCCTCGCACAGACCTTGAATGTTGATCCAACGCCATCCAAACTTGTTCTCAACCTCATCGTACAAACCGTCCTTCTCCATGAGAATGCCATGAAGATCCTTCTCGTGGAATCGCGTAGCGATCACCATTTGACACCAGTGGTTCGTTCGACGAGTGGATGCCTGTTCCTCCCACCAACTGGCGAGAGTGTCCATCGCTGTCTTTGAGTCGGAAGATTTCAACGGGTCGTCAATCACCATGGCGCCAACACCAGGTGATTCCATATCAGTGGTTCCTGCTGTGAAACCAGTCAGCACCCCACCGACGGATGTAGCCAGAACGTAGCCTCCACCCATCAGATCGTACTTGGAGTCGGGGTTGAAACCAAGAAACTCCGGAAACACCTTCTTGAACCCGGGAGACTTCATCATCAGCGCCACTTCTCTGTGGAATTTCTGAGAAAGTTGCTGACCGTAAGAGGCGATAACGTGCTGTGTTTTCTGATCTCGGCCGAGCAACCACGCCACGAACATCGTCGCGAGCATGGATTTCCTGAGCGAGGAGGGCACGACACGATCAAACGGCGCTGCCGTCTGGTGGCCAAATCTTCAAATGCCGAACCGATGATTTCATGGAATGGAGCCACCTGCAAATCATTTTGTTTCATGATGTCACAAAAGGCGAGAAAACAGTCTCTCGCTGCTTTGTGTTTGAAATCATGAATCACACTCTTAGGAGCTTCCAGAAGTTGAAGTTCTTTGAGTCCTCGTTGATAGTGTCGCCACGAACTCCACTCTTCGAGTTGAGAAACGTGAGTAATAATGGGGCGATTCATTTCAAGTGCTCAGCAACAAATCCACGACATTGGCGCCTTCGACCTGCGATCACATTTGATAAACCAGCAGCACTAACACCCGCCCAATTTGCGGCTTCTTGAATCGACGCGAAGTTTTTTGTTTCGCCATCAGAAAGACGCGTCACTTTTGTGGGTCTTGCGACTTTCTCTCCACCGAGTTTTCCTGCGCGGCGGTGTTTTCCTGGTGGACCATTCTTCCCTCCACGGGCGAGAGCTTCTGGTGTGAGTTTCTCGCGTGTCTTCATCATGTTTGCGACTTTTACTTCTCGCGGTTGATTTTTTCCACCTTTTAAACCACCTATCTTGCCCCCTCGACTTTGTCCAAGTTTCATTGCTTCAAGTGCGCATTCTTCGGTGCTCATGAATCTAACCAAACCTCTCCAAGCCACCCAATCTTCATGTTTCCTCCACAATTGCCAGTTCGCGAAGTGAAACATCGCATGACGAGTTATTTCCACATCATGGACAAGATTGGATTCATCATCAGTTCCCCCCATGTGTTTTGGAAGGAGATGGTGGGTGTGGGTGATTTTTTCGTTCACTGGTAAAACTTTCCAGTCATTTCTATTGTAGCACACCTGGGCAACTTGCCCAGTCACGACTTCATTCGTTTTAGAAGTTCGTCAACTTTGGAGTCATACTCTTTCGCCAGAGTTTTCTCTCCATCACTTTCTTTCGGAGCAGTCAAATCGATGATGTCATTACACAACTCCCTGTGACATTTAATCGCTGAATTGAAGATGTTGATGAGATCACGGATACCAGCGTCAGGAAGGGCGTCTTGGAGATAACCAAGTGCTTCTGTGGCGGTACTCAACGCGTCCTGCGCGAGAACCTCTTTGATCTTGAGAATGTCTTCGGTCTTTTTCATCGTGGGAATCTCCTATTGCAACAACCACCACCCGCTCCGGGAATGGGATGGTCGCTATTTGGACGTTGATTGATCATAGCGAGAACTTGTCTAGCTCGCGAGGTGTCTCCTTGGGCGAGCGCTTGATAGTATTGAGCCCAAAGCTGGGGATTCTCTCTCATATTTTTCAGACTCAGCGAGAGCCTCGAAGGTTTCCTCCCACTCTTCATCGCTTTTTTCAGCGAAGAAAAACGAGAAACAAAGCGGCGGTTTCTGCTTTTTCATAAAGTTTTACCCGTTATGGGCAAATTTCTGGTCGACATGTTGGACATCCCAACTTCCAAAGTTCATTAATAGATGTGTATTCGATAGAGGTTTGTTTGATCCACCCTCTACCCGCCGGCGATTGCTGAACCATTATGTACCGATCAGGTCCTACTTGAATGTAAACATCAGGAAGAACACCGATGACGATGCCACCATCCACCATGCGTTGTTTTGCTTGCGGATTTGTAGGATCGACGTAAATTGGTTGAGCGTTGCTTAAAACAATGGCAAGAACTCCAGTTTCAGTGGACAATGTCCAGTCACCTTCAAATGCCGATCGACCATAATTTTCATTGGTGATATTTCCAATGGATGACCTCCACAGGCCAATCGTGTATCTCATAAGATACTGTGGATAACCGTCAATGTCATTAAGGCCACAATAGATGACTTCGGCGATTGTCTCTCCAGTTTCAATATCCGTAATGGCTACCATGATCTTGTTTTTGTTATCACCAAGATATTGGCCTGTCCATGTAAGTCTTACTTTGTTGATGAGGTGAGCTGGGAGAAATACAATACTGCGATCGCAACAATAGACCATGTTGCCAGATCTAGTGATCTCATTCTCCCAACAAATGCTACCGCCATTCCCGCCGTCAGCTTCTGGCGTATCTGCACATGAGCCGTCTGGAAAAGCTGGAACAAAGATACGGCCTTCACCGTCAATTACACCCGCTAATGGTACGTTGGTGCGAGTGTAGCGACCAGGGAAGATCTGAGAGCAGTCACCGCGTTGGACACAAGGATCGAGTGCGACATACGGTACAGTCTCAGAGAGTGTAATCTGCCAAATTTGTGTGTAAGTATATTGACTCTCGTCGGTGATTCCAGTGAATGATTCTGACTGCAGAGTGAACGACTCAGCGACCTGTACTCCTGCGTCGCCAGGAACGCCATTCACCAAAGTATTGAGAGCACCAGCCAACAATTGTGTAGCGAAGTCGTGGCCGGAGCTTGTGAGATAGTTGGAACAGCTGAAGTTCAACTCAAATGTCAAGGCTCGCTCATACACCAGGGGAATACGAGTCAGCACATTGAAAAATGAACTGACATATCGGACCACGATGTTGTTAGTATTCTGAACGACGCCCTCTTTGTCAATAGCGTCTGCCAACCTAAGAACATTAACGCTAAGGGGGATTTCAGGTGAAGAAATCAGAGCATCGACTATGTATTGTTCGATGCGAGAGATAGTATAAAGCTGCATCAGCCGCCCCTCTGTTTAGCCCACCGGTTCAAAGCACCTTGTTTCATACGTTCACGCTGTTCGGGGGTTCTCTTTTGGCCCAGGGTCGGCGGTGTTTGTTTGGCTCGGGTTTGCTTTAACTTTTCCCTCGTTTCCAGAGAGACAATTTTCCCACGTTGCGACAAACCAATGTTAAGCTTGTGCTCTTCTGTTAGTCGCTTTCCCTTGTGGGATTGTGACATCTTTTTTCTTGCTTTAAGCGTATGAGGAGCTGAGTGGCCTTCTCCGCCTACCGTGATGTTCCGCAATATCCCACCATCTTCAAATAGTTTTCTGCCGAGCACAGCAATCATGTAGACCTCATGTTTAACACTTTCAGAGAACGTTAGGTTCTTCTTAAGGAAGATGATGCGGTCTTTTGGGGGTACCTTTACATTCTGGTGTTTTTGCTTGTACCTGTTTCCTTTCCCCCTACCAACGTAGTAGGGGGTCCGGTCTTTGCGTAGGTATGCGTAAGTGTAGTAGTCGCACATGGTTAAAAGTGGAGTGGTTTTTCCTAATATAGATTAAAATTGACCGCAGTTAATTGTGCCAGGGATGTTTTGGGCGTCCACTTCGATCTTGCCATCTTCAGTGATGAAGAGACCTTCACCCAGAGCCATGGGGCCATTCTGAGTGTAGACTTCGTACTGAGCGTTCGAAGGGGCGGGAGGGGGCGAAGAGTATGGGGAGTAAGTCATGTTCTATCCTCAGAACTTAATGAGGTAAGTAACACCCGCGCTCACTGGGCGAGTCTCGTCGAGGCCAATAACGATAGCAGGAGTAAGGCCAATGGCTTCGCCGCCACCCTCAGGTGAAGGGTTCATGTTACCAGCACTCATCTTCGCATCGGTTCCCTGTTGACCTGTATTCAAAGCAAGCACAGCCCTCTCCTTCCTGTAGTTAGCAGCATAGTCTAAGGTGTTCGTGGTCAGACTGTGATTGTGTCTCCGGAAGTTGTCCGCCTGGACCTGACCAACGGTCGGGCCGACAGGATTTTGTCCAATTGATGTGACGGGCGTACCGTGGATACCTGTGCCACGCAGGAACATACCACGGAGGTCGGGCACGTTGAAGGTAGTCGATCCGTTGCCCACGCCCCAAGTCGTGCCGATCTTATCAAATAGGGCGGCGTAGGTCGTACGAGAAACCATAGACCCGTCGCAGAGAAGGTATCCCTCAACGGTACCAGTTCCCGCATAAGTGATGATGCTTCCAATGGGGCAAGCAACAGTGCTTAGAGGCACTCCGTTGTAATTGGTGCTGGAAGAGAGGTTGTTGACGCCGTTGAAGTTAACAACCTGACCGGTAGCAAAGTTTACGGGTCCACCGCTGAAGGTGGCTTCTTTGGTGACAAACAGACGACCGCGAACGTAGACGGAGTCGGGTGTTCCGTCGCCGAGGTAAACGTCGTT